TAAGATTTGCTGAGATCTATGCTGCCGCCACTAAGGAAGGCAGTCTTGCGACGGTTGAGGCGGCAGATATTGATGCCAATACCGATCCGCTGGCACTCATCGATGAGGCGGAACGCACCCTTAACGAAAACGAAGTGACCGACGAGGGCAGAGTGCTTTTCTGTACCAACGCTTTCTATTCGGCGCTTAAGTCCTGCGATGCGGTTGCAAGACGACTTGACGGTGTGGTCAACGACGGCAACCTTGACAGACGCATTATCCTTCTCGACGGGATCACCCCTATCATCCGTGTGCCCCAGTCGAGATTTATTACCGCCGTTACCCTGCTTGACGGTGTGAGCGAAAGCCAGCTTGAGGGCGGCTATAAGGCTGCTGCTTCCGCTAAAAACATCAACTTTATCTATGCGGATAAGAACGTGCTGCACGGCGTTATCAAGCGCAGATTCTCCAAGATCATTGAGCCTGATGCAAACCAGCAGGCAGATGCTTACGATATCTTCTACCGCGCGCATCATGATCTCATAATCAAAAATAACGAGAGCGCGGGCATCTACGTTCATACCGCTGCTTCTGCACTTGCGTGATGGATGAAAAGATTCTGAACGGTGCGGATAAGGTCTTTGAAGCGCTGAAGGCGCATTTGGGTGAGGACGCAGATGCTGGGCAGCTGGCGCTGGATATTGAGCGTGCAAGGGTAATGCTGCTTTGTTACTGTAATATCCCGCTGAACGCAGAGATGCCGCAGGGACTTTTTGAAGCATGGTGTATGGCCGCGGAGCAGACTGCGACGGGATCGATGAGAGATGTTGCTTCGATAAGCGAGGGGGATGTTTCGGTAGCCTTCAAAAAGGGCGATACCGACGGCAGCCTCGGATGGAAAACCGTTGCGGACAGATTTAAACGTATGGCAGTGTGATGGGTTTTGTGACGACATGGTTTGAAAATAAGGGATATGCAGGCGGTGGGCAGGGCGTTTTGACCATGACGTTACGATATGCCGCGACTGATTGCTGTTTAGAGGTGAAAAGATGAAAATTCCTATGGTGAAAAATGTTGCTGCCGTGTTGAGATGTCTTTACGATGACAAAGCCAGAGTGATAAGACGAAGCTTTGGAGTGAACGGTAATATCATCGAAGAGGTGATATATTCTGCCGAGCCATGCCATTTGTCGGTGCATAAAGGACTGGGCAGCAAATCGGCTTCTTCTTTTAAGCAGACGGAGGCAGAAGCGAGAACTGCAAAAAGCTATCAGATATATTTTTCTCCCGGCTGCAATATAAAGGCAGGCGACCTGATATCCGTAACACACTGCGGAGTGGTTCAGGTTGGCAGAGCGGGAGATCCTGCTTTTGGAAAGCTGGGCGTGAGAGTGGCACTTGACAGCTCAAATCCGTTGTGAGGTGATGAAGTTATGATAATTTGCAGCGACGGATTTTTTGAACGCTTGGAAAAAGGAAATCTCAGCGCTGTCGAAAAAAGGCGATATCTTATCTGCCAGATGGCGCAGACTGCCTTGGAAGAAGTGCCGGTGTTTTATCATGCGCAGCCGCAGGGTGTGGAAACACCCGCTGTATTTGTAAGGATAGCAAAAATACAATATCACAAGAGGCTGGCTCGGGAGATAGAATGCAGATTGGTTTTTGAACTGCGATATTTGGCTAAAAACTGCTATGACGACGGCGAATGTGAAAATGCAATGGAGCGGCTGATGGATGTTTTCGGGGATGACCTGTTTGTCAAGGAAGCGGTGTTTGCAGAACGCACCGACAAGGGCGCTGTTATAAAGGTAATATCCAAGCTGAGATGGAAAACGGAAAACGATGACGATAATGGTGAATTGATGCGTCTGCTTGAAATGAATGAAAAAGATAATGGAGATGGAAAGGAGTAGATCAGATTGGCAAGACTAACTGGTGCTGTGATAAATGTGTACAGTGAAGGCGCGCTTTCGATCGATGCAGGAGCACGCGGAACAGCAGCTATTGCAATGGAATATGACTGGTATGACGATGGAGTGATTTGTGTTTACAATGCAGATGACTCTGCGAAAAGTGTGTTTGCGCACGAGCTTAATGACATGATCTATCTGAGAGAAATGATGAAACGTGCGGCAAAGGCGCTGGTGTGGCCACTTTATTCGGGCGGAACCAAAGCATCTGCGGCGATAGGTGATGGGATCACCATTACCGCAAAAAAGTGCGGCGAGCGCGGAAATGATCTGAGTGTGATCTGTGAGGCATGCGGTGAACTGTGGACGGTGACCACCTTTTTGAATGGCGATGAGGTAGACTCGCAGGTGATTGCCGGTGCAGCAGAGTTTGAAGGCAACAGCTTTGTGGAGATGAGCGGAGAGGGCGCACTTGAAGCTGCCACCGTTGTTCTTTCCGGAGGTCAGAACGGTGAGATGGGCAAAAATTCTTACAGCAAATTCCTGGAGGCGCTGGAATACTGCGATTACAACGTCATTGCTTATACTGGCGACGACAATGCGGTCAAGAGCGAAATAGAGGTGTTTGTAAAGCAGCAGCGCAAGGACGGAAAGTTTATTCAGGCTTGCATGGGCAATTATCCGGTCGACTGCGAAGGCATTATCTCTTTTGTAAACGGTGTAGTGCTTGCCGACGGTGTTAAGCTTGACTGCAATGAGGTTTCGGCGTGGCTTGCCGGTGCAACTGCTGCCGCTGACGTAAACGAATCGCTGACCTATGACAGCTATGACGGCGCAGCTGCAGTGAACGGCGAACTTAAGGTTAGCGGTCAGCTTGAAGCGAAGAACAAGGGCCTTGGCTGCTTTATCATGAACAACGGCGTTGTAAAGGTCGAGAGTGATATCAACACACTTATCACCTATACCGCAAAAAAGAAAAAGGATTTTTGTAAGAACCGCGTTCTGAGAGTTGTTGACGGTGTATGCTCTGATATCAAGAGAGTTTTTGACAGTTCCTTTGCCGGACATGAAAACAACAATACCGACGGCAGAAACCGATTTAAAGCTTCTATCTGCGATTATATGACCGCCTTGATGGAGAAAAACGCCATTGAAAATTTCGTTTCCGATGATGTTGAGGTAACTATGGGGAGCGACAAGGATCAGGTGGTCGTTTCGCTGAGAGTTCAGCCGGTGGATAGCATGGAAAAGGCGGATATCACCGTCAAGGTCAGATAAGGAGGGGACAATATGGTAAAGAAAATGCTTTCCGCCATTCCTTCGGGGCATGACGGCGACGGCTATGTGACTATTAACGGAAAGGTTTGCGCCGCATTCAAAATCTCATCGGTTTCTGCCGAGGTGAGAGTGATAAACGAGAAACGACGCTTTTTGGGCGAACGCATGGTGCAGAACGCTCCGCGCGGAATGGAAGGAAAAGGCAAGGTGTCCTATTATCACACCACCTCTGCGCTTATCGATGCGATGAAGAATTACCGCGAAGGTGATAAGTATCCCAACATCACCATTCAGTATTATGCGGATGGTAACAATGGACGCTGTGAGGTCGTTTTGAGAAAGGTAGTGATGGATTCGGTAAGCTTTGGTCTTATCGACGACGGTTCAGATAAGGCCATCATTAACGAAAGCAGCTTTTCTTTTGACGATTTTGACGTTATTGAAAGATTTTGATGCACATTGGAGGGTAGAACTTGAAATATATGCTGCTTCTCGGCGGTGTGAGGATAGATGGTGTTATCGATGTTAGAGAATCGATAAAAAGAGATGTAAAACAGTATGTTTCGATAGGTGGCGACGCTTTCTGCGAGGACAGAGGAGCGGTACTTAGGTTTTGGCAGGTAGAGATAGAACTTTGCTTATACGACAGGAGAAACATTGACGGGTTGCTTGATGATATCAAAGAAATGGGCGAAAAAGGTGAGCCGCTTCTGTTTTCGGTGAACGGTGATATAGGCAGTTTTTCTTCAAGAGTGCTTGTAGAGGAAGTGGCGGCAAGATTTATCAACAGCGAGACCTGCCGAGTGACGCTGGGACTTTTGCAGTATGTAAGGCCAAAGGTGAATGTTGTTTCAAGCAGCCGCCCCGGAGGAATCCCTATGCCGCCTGAGATGACCGCCGCTGAAAATATTTTTAGACTGACTACTCAGTTTAGCAGAGTGGGGACCGAGATAGTGGTAAAAAATCCTTTGACAGGTGTGGATATCGATAATATAGCGGCGATAGATGGAGATACCCTTGTAAAATTAGAAATAATCACTTGATAAGAACGGCGCCGCTTTAAGCGGCGTCGTAGGAGGAGCTATGCTGACAATAAACGGCAGCGATATTACCAAAGCAGTAATTACGGCGGTGATAAATGAAAAGGTGAACAGCGGCGCAGCCGTTTTAAAATTTTTGATGCTGAAAAGTGAAGCGCAAAAGCTGAAAAACGGAGACAGAGTGGTTTTGTCGGAAAAGGGATACACAATGTTTTCAGGGAAAATTTTTTCAAGAAACATTTCGCGTGATATCGCTGAGATATCTGCCTTTGACAGCATTGCCGACTTGAAAACCGTTATGCCGATTAACAGAAAGGCAGGCAATGCCAGCATATTTATTCAAGAGGTTTTTGCGCTTGCCGCACCTTATGTAACGACCGGGACTGTTGATGAGTGTGACGCCGATCTTGTTCCAGAGCAATATAAAAATGTTTCGTTGCTGAACATACTTTACCGTGTAATCGGCGAGGTAGGAGTGAAAAAGGGAAGGTTTGTGCTGCGGGACGAAAACGGAACAGTGGTTTTCAGAAACGAACAATCACTGGCTTGCAACACTGTGCTGGATGGGAAAAGGGTCATTGATTTTGACTATAAACATTCAGCAGAGGACAGCATAAATTATGTGAAGCTGACATCAAACAGTGTTGAAAAAGGTTTTACCGATACCGTTGTAGTTAAAAATGATCTTTCGATAGCGACGCTGGGATCCAGAGCACTGATCAAAAAGGTGTACGGCAAAAATCCGGAGCAGATGACTGATTTGGCTAAAGCCTTGATCGAGGAAAAAGGCGTGGAAACCGAATCGCTTGTTGTTAATGCCGTTGGGGATGTGACGGTGCGTGCAGGATGCCGGATATACTGCGATCTGGACGGTGTGGGCGCATTTTGGGCGAGAGTTTGCTCATCACAGCACAGATTTGACGGTAAAAGCCACTTTATGAAGCTGGAAATGGAACGTATTTGACATTGCAGAATACTGTGGGGAGGTGAGAGTTCATGAGCGAGTTCGAAAAATTTATTGAGCCTGTCAGAAAGGAAAATATCAGATTCATTCTTTCCAAAGAGCGTGCGGACCAAAACGGAGAGCCGCTGGTTTGGGAGATGCGGCAACTTTCCGCACAGGAAGGGCTTGAGATAGAAAGTCAATATTCGGCTAAGGGAGATACAGAGGTGATGATCGCCATGGCTGCGGCTTCGATCGTTGTGCCGGACCTGAGTGATGCGGCGTTGCTTTCAAGGCTTTCTGAAAAGGGGCAGGGAGTAGTGCTTTCACCGGTGCAGGCAGTTAAAACGATGCTGACGATGGCCGAACTGATAAAGCTTATCAAGTTATATGTCAGCTATAACGAACTGGACGAAAGCGTTCAAAGTCTTGTGGAGCAGGCAAAAAACTGATAATGCAGAACAGGGATAAAACGGCATTTTTTGCCCACCTTGCTCTGCAGAAACACGGTATAAGACCGGCGGAGTTCGCCGGATGGTCAAAAAGAGAGAAAGCCTTTTTTGCTGCAAGCGAGCTGATCGCCGAAAACGAAACGGGGAGTGGATGGTGGAAAAAGAGTTAAAACAGCTTGTTGAGAGTGCTTGGGGATTTTGGAACATCGCACAGAAAACGATATCAAAAATGGGGATGCAGGCGGTAGTCGGAAACGTATCAGGCTATCTGACAGGTAGTAAGGCAAAGGCAGAGAATCATTTTGATATTCCGTATCTAATCGCGGCAGAGAGAAAAGGTGATGCAAAGCCGGAAAAGTTTTTTGATATAAGTGCGGCAGCGAGGGGAAATGCGGCATACCAAAAAAATAGCTATGCGGGGAAAAATACGGAGCGATATTCGGTGGACCAAACTGTTTTAAAAGTCGAAAAGTTGATGGGCCAAAGTGGTGCGGCAGCTTCTTTAAAAGAGGGAGATGTCATTTATTCGGCTGAAGATATGGTGGCGGGGACGGACAAGGGTCGTTTAGAGGCGAATAATACGATAAACAGCTATGCAGAGAACATAGTGCTGACAGAAAAAAGTCACGTGATATCTCAAATTGTAAAAGAACTGATCACCATGACTTCTTTGTTCTCGCAGGGAATAACGACTGAAGCCATAACAGGTGCGGTTGAACAAGACTATGATGACTACGGTTATATGCCCCAAAATGGCATACAAGGTACTGTTCGAAGCGAAGCAGCTTTTATTTACCCCCAAAAAGGTGTTGTTGACAATACAAGATCCTTAAATGCCAAAGAGAATCTCAATATAGCTTTTGGCTTTCGGGAGACGGATCAAAAGGAAAAAGCTGCATATCAAAGCGCCATTGAAAAAAACATAGACATTAAGTTTATCGGTGATGCACTGGCAAAACAACTTCATGAGCAGATAGCATCGGGATTTCCGATGTATGTGGGGTGATTATATGACACTGTTGGAAGCTATAAGGGAAGCGATAGCATCTTTTTGGGAAACTGTTGAACAAACCGATATCATATACGCGACATATACCGGCGATGGGTTTAGAATTGACAATACTGCGATGGATATTTTATTG